GATGGTGTCGTCCGTCTTAAATCGTAGAATCACGCCATCTTCCGCCGCGGGCAAATTGATGGTGTACGTTCCATTACCGCCCGAATAGCTGATGAAATTGAAATGGTTCGACAACGATAAAGTTTCACTACCGCCCGGCGTTGCCGCAATGTCGTTGATGGTCACGTTCACACGGTCCGTCGATGTAAACTCGCCCACCGATGTCGTTGCCAATGTACTGGCGCCCGACACGTCCAACGTGCCCGTCAAATCCGTGTTGCCCGACACGTCCAAATCGTTGTCAATCTGCGCGTCGATGGCAGAAAAATCCATCGCGTCAATCGCGCCCAACATCGTGCGTCCGTCGTAAGACCCAGCGCCCACGCTAAACACGGGAATGTCAACATTCCCGTCGTCTGAATTCGTGATGGCTATGGTCTGCAATGCAATGGCAAACCATTCGCCGTCCCATGTGTCAGAATTTGCCGTAAACGTTCCACCCAATTGCAACCAGTTCAAAGAATTGAAAACAAGTCGGTCACTGAAATCGTGGGCGCTATACACGCCCCCTTGGTAACGTTGAACGGGCTTGTTCATCAGTCTCAAAAACTCGTTACACACCAATCGTTGCGCCGTGACGTAAGAACCCGAATTGCCTTCGCGCCATCCCGTTGTTAAGGTGTTGACCAACGTCGACGGGTTGCGCTCGTACAACGACCCGCGATTTCCGGCGCCGTCAAATATTTTCGTCTCACCCAAATCGTAGACGATGCCCGATTCGTTGTCGGCGTTTGTCGTTTCAGCAACAACGATGTGGCCGTTGTTGCCGTTCATCTTCTGAATCTTCAACGTGCGGGTTTCCCACTCCGATGAATTGTTCGCGTTCAATGTGCGCGTTGCCCCCGATTGTGTTATCCATTTTACACCATCGAATTCAATTTCAATGTCGCCGTCTTGTGGCAATTGAGGTGTGACGATGGTTGTCGTGTTTTTTGCAAAATATGAGTAGCTACTATAACCGCTTGGCGTGCCTTCAATCGCGCGCCCGATAACATATTCATAACCGCTACCCGCTTGCGTCGTGGTCCACTCCAACAACCCCGGATTGATTCCGTTCAACGGACGTTTTAGATAATACGTTGTTGAACCATCGTCAATCGTCACATCTACCTTCGCGACGTAGTATATAAAATTAGCATTGACGTGCGTGTCGACATCTAAATCCACGCGCGAATCAAACGTGATTTCCAACCAGTTCTTTGGCGTGTCGGTTGTATATCCCAAGTCAATGGTGGGTTGCGTGGTGGTGTTGGAAATGATTCCCGAATAATCGATGTCCCCTTCTTCGGTGCGAATCGTCGTTTTGTTCAACGCTGGCAAGAAATTGTAAATGTTGCCCGACAATCGTGCCGCGTCCGACGTTTGGTCGATGGTCTTGTCGCGCGTGACCGTCGCGTTGCTGATGTAGTTGCCGTTTCTTTTGTAGGCGAATTCTTTGATGTTGTCGTTGTCGCGTTGGAATATTTGTTCAGCACGGAAAGACCCGTCGGCAAAATAGAACCGCAAACCAAAGATGCGACAAACGCCCTCCAAAACATCGTAATACGATGCGGCATTCAAGTTGCCGTCGCCATCGTAATTGTGGAACACGTTCAAATCAATGACCGTCGTTTCCAATGGGTTTTCGTCGGCGTTGTAGGTGTGTTGTTCTGACCACCAATTGCAAATCATTTTCAACATCGGCCATTCCGTTGGGAATATGTTGTGCGTGTACGCGTTGAAGATGGCATTGGTGAAGATGTTGTCAATCGGTGTGAATCCGGTGCCGCCGTCCACGTTCTTCAACTTGTTGATTCCGTCCGTCGCTTGAATCTCTAATACATACGGCAACGGCGCATCTTCAATTTCCAAAATATCTTGAACGATGTACCCGCCCCATTTGAAATTCAAATAGACTTCTTCTTCTTCGAAATCGGTGAACGACATCACCAATCCGTCGTTGGAAACCTTGGTGGTGTTGTACCATTGGTTGGCGTCTTGTCCGTCAAAATCGCCTTTCCAAATCTTGATGTAGTACCTATTTTCTTGATACTGCTTTAGGCTATTGACCAAAGCCGTGTGGTCGTCATTTTCCACGTACATCCCGAACGATGCCGACGACCCAATGATGGGCGAATAAATGTTGTCGGTCTGCCCCGAATAGTTCAAACGAAATCCATCGCTGGTGACGTTGAATTTTATCGGGTCGCTTCCTGTGTAGTCCTCATCCCAAATTTCAATCAAATAAAAATGTCCGCGTGATGAACGGAATTCCCCGAAATATTTAACGTTTGCCATATTCGTTCCGCGCTATTTAGAAACCGCGTTTTCTTGTTCTATTTCTTTGTGCCCGTTCGTTGGACAAAAGGATGTCCGCGCCGCTGATGCGTCCGACGACTTCGACTTGTTGCGAACCGCCTTGCATCATCGTGTTCAGTTTAGATAACGGAATCACCGCCTCGGATTCTTTACCCTCGCCGATGAGCGCCAAGGTCGGTCCCGTCACGATTCCACCTTCGGCCAACGCTGGGATTCCTTGACCTTCGGCCATCTTCGCCATGTGGGCTTTGATGCCACCGGCGACGGCGGTCAATGCCACACCCGCGGCAATCGCCAACGCCGGGTTCATTGTGATGGTTGCCAATTGGAAACCCTTCAACGCGATTCCGTATTCAATGAACATTTTCCCAAGTTGCGACAATAGGTTGGCGAACTGCCCCAACATAAAATTGCCCAAATCTTTGAACGATGCTTCGCCCATCATAATGGCACCCGCAATTTCACCCATGCCCGCAATCGTGTCGATGGCCGCACGGCTCATCGCTTGGGAAATACCTTTTGACAATTCCATCGCCGCCAATCGCGTGCGCGCATACCCTTGTTGAACCTTTTCGAAATTTTCTTCGTGGTCCTCTGCTTCGAAATCGCTTTCGCCGAAATCCTCAAAAGGCATTTCGTCAATTTTCAAATCGAACGCGTCACCATATCCAGTGGAGTCCGTCACGCCTTCGAGTGCTTTGCCGTAATTATTCAACGCGCTGGTCCCGTTGTTAAGGTCGCCGGTCAAATCTTCAACTTGCCCTTCCAACGTGCCCAAAGATTCCGTCGTTTCCTTGGTTTCCTCTTTGAACAATCCTAAATCTTTTTTGACTTCGGTGACAACTTGGCCCACGGATTTGAATGCGGGCACGGCCGTTTCCTTCATCTTCTTGAAAGGTTCGACCATTATTTTGTCGCGTCCAAAGAATTCGGCCGCCTCGTTGAATGCCCCAATGAGCGCGTTCACCTTTGGAATCACGGCGTTCACCAATTTGGCGATGGCGTTTTTCGCCGTGGCGCTGAACGCCTCGAAATTGTAGGCGACATAAATCACACCGGCGGCCAATGCCGCAATCAATCCAACAATCAATGTGATTGGGCTGGTGAGAATATTCACGGCGACACCCAACGCCGTTGTTGCAATGGTTTGCAGAATCGTGGCCGCTCTCAACACATTGATGGCACGCGTCAACGAACCAAGAATTAAGATTGCCGGACCAGCGACCGCCGCGATGCCCGCAACGATGGCGATGAACTTTTTCATTCCCGGCGACAACTCATTGATGAACGTCGCCATTTGTGTTAACTTATTGATGAACGGCGTCAATGCCACCGACACCAATCCACCGAATTCAATCGCCAAACCTTCAACGGCTGAACCCAATGCTTTGGTAGCACCCGCGGCCGTCATGTCCATGATGTCGGCCATTTCTTTAGCGGCGCCCGATGAATTTTCCAACGCCTCGGTCATTGGTGAAATTTGATTCGCCCCCTCCGATAAAATCAACAACGCTTGTTGTGCCGAACGACCAACTTCATCTTTTGCATCGGCAAGGCTCAAACCCTCGGTTGATAATTTTTTTATAGCACCTTGAACATCGCCACCCGTTGCGCCTAAATCGGAAATGATACGACGCAAAGATGTCCCAGCCATTGAGCCTTTGATACCCGCATTCGCCAACAACGACATCATTGCCGTGGTTTCCTCTAAAGATATTCCCGCCGATTTCGCAATCGGCGCGACCATCTTCATCCCTTCGGCAAAGGATTCCATGTCCATTGATGAATTGGAGAACGATGCCGCCATGACATCCGTCACACGTCCCGTTTCGCTAACGTCTAAACCAAAACCACGCAATGTCGCGCCCGCAACCTCCGCCGAACGTGCCAAATCACTGCCCGACGCTTGCGCCAAATTCAATGTCGCTTCGGTGACGCCCGTGATTTGTTTTGCGGTGAAACCAAGTTTTGCAAACTCCAATTGTAGTCCAGCCACTTCACGTGCGCTGAATACGGTCGAACGTCCTAATTCTTTGGCGTTTTCCGACAACGCTTTGAACTCCTCGCCAGTGGCACCCGATACGGCTTGCACCTTGGCCATTTCCAATTGGAAATCTTTGAACACGCTGAACGATGCCGCACCCAACGCAACAATCGGCGCGGTGACTTTGGCCGACATATTCTTTCCGAATTGTTGCATCTTTCGGCCCGTCCTGTCCATTGCGCGTTGTGCTTTATTCAAGCCCTTGCGGAATGGCGCAATGTTCGCCGTCAATCTAAAATTTAAACTACTAAGACTTGCCATTGGCTTTTGCGCGTTCTTTGCGTTGGTTTATTACGTCTATAATTTCGCCCCGTGTCCAAACCCTTCCGGCTTTCTTCGGTTCTTTTTCCCAAGGAAAAACAATCAAATCTTTTGCTTTGACCGTTTTCTTTGTGTGCGGATTCAAAAGAATCGTTGTCATCCAACGTGTCCGTTCCCAATCCGTTTGTTCCTTTCGGTTTTGCTTCTCGTTCCAACCCTCAACCAAGTTGCCCCACTCGCGTGGCAACAGGTCGTAAAACTGGGACGGCATCAAACCAATTTGACCGAACGCAAACGCTTCCAATGTGTCCCATGTGGAAACGCTTTTTTCTTGTTGTCCTTCCGTTCGGTCAACTACTTTTTTTCGCCGTTGCTGAATTGTTCTTCGAACACTGCAAACGCCTTTTCAATCAACGTTTCGTCCTCATCAATCCAATCCGCAACATCGGCCACATCATAACGAAACGGCGATTTTTCTTTTCTCGCCCCATCTTTGAATCCGCAATACATCAATGTAATGGCTTGGTCCAAGGTCATATCATCACCCAACGATTCCAATTGTGACAAGGTGGTCCCGGTCATTCTTGAGAATTCGCGCAATGCGTTGAATCCAAATCGGATGGCGTGTTTTCTTTCGCCGATTTCAATAATTTGTGTCATTTCGTTTTGTTTTGTTGTTGTGTAATAATGGGGCGACCGATGGCCGCCCCTAAAATGATTAAGCTACTGACGCTTGTGTCAATGTACCCGTTCCCGTGAATGAGAATGAATACGTCACGTTTTCTTCAACGCCCGCTTCTTGCTCGTAAGAAACCAAGTATGCGTCGCCGGTGTAGTCGATTTCACCGCTTGTTGCTGAACCGAACTTCACTTTGACAAGTGTGCGGTTTGACAATAGTGTGAAAAGGTCGTCCGGCGTGTCGTAATCGCCCGAAATTGAGTAGGTCACAAGTCCGTCGCCACTCAATGACCAGTTCTTTAAACCTTCGAGATTCTCTTGCCATCCGGCAGAATCTTTTGTGGTTGTGTCGCGTGTCTCCATTGACACTGATAGTGATGCAGATGTAGCACGACCGATGATGTCGTAGCTTGTTCCGTCATCTTCTGAAATTTGAATTACAACATCCGTTGAATTCATGATGCTTGTTGCTGGCATTTTTTCTACTTTTTTACTTTATAAATTTACAAAATCAATCGCGTGACACTCTGAATTTCAAATCACATTGTGACCCGAACGTCCGTTCGTCATCGCTAAACAAATCGCGTTGTCCCTCGAACATACACGATTGCACTTTCACGCCTTGAATCGTTTCGTCCATTCTCACAAATGCACTTCGAACGTATTCAATGCCGTTTTGGGTATCCGAATATTTTGTTGAA